GACTATTTAAAAATATTAGAATATGGAGCAGATCACATCGCCGCACAAGATGTTTCTGCTTGGGATCTAAATTTCTGGTACTGGTTCGGAAATTTATTTGCCTCAATGTATATTGCTCATTATGGAATTACTGATACACGTGAGTGTAGAGTTATAACATATTTATGCATTGCCCACTTTCTTTGTTACATCATCGTTAGGGAATTAATTTACTTTTTCGACGGTATGACATCTGGCGGACCAGGGACAGCACACCTGAATTCTGCTGGAAATGTAGTTAAAAATCGTTGGATATGCAAACGTATTATGTGGGACACATTAAAAGTACGAATACCTTTGTCCTCATACGTTTACATTTTAACGTTTGGAGATGACTTACATGAAACCATTAAACGAATCATTGCTGATATGAACAAGGACGGCACACTTGTTTTTACCACTGACATTATAACTCCAAAATTAATAGCAGAATATGCCTTGACCCATTTTGGCCATGTTCATACTACCGCAGATAAGAAGGATATTTCTCTCTGGGATACTATGGACACAGCTGAGTTTCTTAAACGCAAACACGTCAAACGAGACGGCGTTGTCATGGCACCAATGAATTTGGACTCAATTCGTTCACATCTTTTGTGGATAAATAGAGATTCAGAAATTGGACCCAAGAAACAATTTACCGAAAATGTTCACAATGCCTTGCGAGAGTTCTTTTTGCATGGCAGAGAAATTTTTAATATGGAAAAGGCTCGCCTTAATCCTTATTTGGAATCTATCAGTGAGGAAAATCAATTTTTCCAAACCTATGATGAGTTGATGGTTAAATACCAGAAAGACTTAGGTTTAATTACATTACACTAACTCAACCGGCAGTAAACGCCTAAAAATTCCTTTCAAGATATAGAAAGTAAATAATTTACCTCGCTGTAAAGCGAGTGTGAGAGTGACGATCTCTTTGCGCCTCTCACAAATCTGGCTCAAGAAAAGAGTTTATCCACTCCTATCTTAAAATGCCTTCAAAACGGATACAAGCTTCAGAAAATAAACAATCAAACGACAACGCTCTTACAGAACAGATCGAGCCTGTCTTGAATAACGAAACAGCACTAACTCAGTTCAAAGAATCAGCAAACGTAGTAACCCAAGAAATATCAGGACATGATTATTTGGAGCGCATCTCCAATCCGTTTGTTGATCAAACCCCAACGCAGGTGCTCGAAAGAGTATATCGCTTGGCAACTCTTTCTTGGACGCCTGGGATGGCCAACCAGGCATTTACATTCCCCGGTCCTTTAGTTAACACTTTAATAGCGAACTATCTAGCACCTTTTAGATATTTTCGCGCGGGAGTCAAACTTCAAATCAGAATGAATTCAACACCTTATCATCAAGGAGCTCTTATGGTTAGTTCTTTACCAACTATAGATGCTGCAGTTGGTTCTCCAACTACCCTTTGGAATCCATATGTACTTTCAGGTTTTAAACCAGTTGTGCTTTCAGCGTCAACACAAGATTCCTGTGTTATAGAGTTTCCTTATCTGAATCCAGTTCCTTGGCTTTCAGTTTCAACTCTTAGTACATCAGCAGCTATAGGCACAATTCTAATTTCTGAATTAAACGAACTTACTTCCACTTCAACTGGAGTTCCTGCGTCCGTGGAACTCTTAGTTTTTGGTTCGTTTACTAATCCTAAAGTGGCATCGTACAACGAAACCGTGGCTGCCCAATCCACAGGCAGATCTCGTTTTGCGTTTGATTTTCTTCCAATTCCTGCGCTTAAGCATGCGGGGGATGAAGCAAAAATCAAAAATAAAGAAGGTGTCGATTCTAGAGGAATTCAAAAAGTAGTAGGAGGAGTTAGCGAAATCATTAAGATGATTCCCATTGTTGGAGATATTTATCGTCCAATCGCCAATTTCATTTCTACCTATGGAAAAAATTTAGACATGCCCACAGATACAGCTGTTACCACAATGGTTCAACAGTATCCCTTCCAGTATCAAAATAATGTTCGCGGACTGTTCCAAGGAGACAAATTTACTATGTTTCCACAGTCAGCAATATCCATGGACAACTTTTCAATGGAAACTTCAGAGATGTCTATTACGCAACTTGTAATGACACCTATGTTGAATTGGCGCTATATTTATGCCAACTCAGGTGACATAAATACCATAAACGTCCATCCCTTGGAAGCGAACGACGCAACTAGCGCTTTCACCTGTGATTATCTTGCTTACGTTGCAGCCCATCACGAGTATTGGAGAGGTTCTATAAAATACATGTTCCATTTTATTAGTTCCGCTTTTTACTCAGCAAGATTTCAACTCTCCTACCAGCTTAACGCTGGAGGATTAATTGATGCCAACTTACCATCTCAGATCATTGATGTTAAAGGCGATACAATTACAGAAGTTACTATTCCATTTTTATGGAATACATTCTGGAGAAAAACTGGGATCTTAGGTCTTAACACCTTACCCAGTTTACAGCTTAAAATGATCACACCAATTGCAGGTTCTTCCGATCCGTCCACTCCCATCATTTATGTTAATGTTTGGCGCTCAGGAGGAGAAGACTCTCAATTTTCACTGCTCAAGGGTTCACAAAACACGTTACCGTGGATCCCAGCAACAACCACAAAAACCACAACGATTACAACCGGAGTAACACAACCTAGAGCTCAAACGAGTGTTTGTTCTAGATTTCAGCAAAAATTCGCTCCAATAAATGAATTTGCTCAGTTCTCTTCGGAGTTAGGAAATTGCATGCCCGAGTGCACCCTAACTGTTAAGGATATTTTACGTAGATTTTCATTAATCGACCCGAGAAATTGGCAGTCAGCTGCCGATTTTTCTTATCCTTATTCGTTGCCGTTCTATTCCCCAAACTATTTTGCAGAGCCCTTTTCTGCGTTTTCGAATATCTTTCTTTTCTGGAGAGGTTCTCGTAGATTTCGCGTACTGTCCAATCAGTGCGATAAAATTGTGTTGAATAGTTTAGACTCATCGTTTTTACCGACACCAGGTAGTGGCCAAGTTATAAGCAACTTTAATGTAACAGATCCAAACAATCCTTATACTTCCCCACCAAAAACGTTGATGCCCACCCCAACAAAAACCGAATTCGAAGTCCCGTTCTTTTCAGAGGTTCCTTACCTCCACATTTATAGGCCTGTCGTTCCATTTCCA